ATAGAATCTCCTGAGTTAGTGAATTATCTTGAGGAACTTAATCTTGTTCTGATTTCTTATGACGTAACAATAGACGAAGGTCGTAAGTTATTTTTAAAATTAAATGACTTACATAGTATGAATCATATGGAAAAGCTTAATGCTTTTTTACATAGTCTTGCAGAAACCGTTAGAGATTTTGGTGATGTATCACTTTCAAAGTATCCTATCTTTAAAGAGTTTACTTCAAAGGGTTTAGTTCATATTAATTTAAGAACTATCAAGAGGACGACAGATGAACTTGTATTATGGATGGCAGACTTTGTAAATAAGGGTGGGTATACTAAATATGATAGTACACCTTTATGGCCTGAGTTAAAGAAGTGGTATGCAGCTTGTGATGAGTCAAAAACTTTGGCTAATAAGTGGAAACCAAACACTAAGAACTATAAGCACTTAGATAATCTATTATCCAAGTTAAATAATCTTGTTATGGAATCTGATAGGAAACGTACCCAATGGAAAAAACATACTATGTTTAAAATGGCTATTTTAATTGATTATTTTTTCTCTAAAGAAAATTATAATTGGAATAGTTTAGACATAGATTGGATTCAGTTTAATAAACACGTGGACTTAGTAATGTCTGATGTTAAGAAGAAAGGTACTCTTCATCATCCTCACACTAGATATCAAATTATTGATAACAAAGTTAAAATTAAATTAGTTGGTAATCCTGATGAGTCTTATGAGATTAATAGTGTATTTGGTGGTGATAGAATAGATGACATTGAGTTTTGGTTATTTCATATGATTACATCTGATTATGACTTTGGTATTTCAAAAGTTCAAAAAAGAAGTTTTTCGGATTCACAAAAATTAGAAATGTTTACAGGTAACTGTGATATGTGTGGAAAAGAAATTACTTTAACTGAGTCAAGAGGTGATCACCGTGTTCCTCACGCAAAGGATGGAATGACAGAAATGTTTAATGGTCAATCTACTTGTGATGATTGTAACCGTGACAAAAGTTCAAGTGTAACTAATGAAGATAGACAAAAGAGTTTGAATGAATATATTGATGGTGGTGGAAGAGATCCTAAGGTTATACACAAACTATCAGGAGTTACTAATTAGTATATATCAGTTCACAGATTCTAAGGACGACAACAAAGAATACAAGTATAAAATACTTGTCTATCCAAATATAACCTTTCAAAAGGATTTGGAAAAAGATTCTTATGTTGTTGTCCTTGGCAACATCATTAAAGAGTTAAATAAAGTTCGTGATGATTTATTCTTTACCATAATATCACCAACTCATATAAAGAGCTTAGAGTTTGATAATACAGAGCAAATACTTGCTCCACAAATATCTTATCCTAACTCTATGAGAATGGCATTTCCCTTTAAAGAGGTAATGAAGAATATAAAGTGGAAAGAAAATGATTATGATATTGTTTATTCTCATTTGCCAGAACATACTGGTAATCTAAAATCTTTATTATTAAATGGAACAAATATCAATCCTGGTTTTATTGGGTATACCCATTGGACTGAGTTTCCTGAAATAACAAATTATTTTTATGATGTTGGTTTAGATTATAATATTGTTGGTTTATTACAAATGGAAACTTGTGGTGTAAACACACAAGGTCAGAAAAATCTAATTCTTAAAAATGCAAAGTCACATTTTAATGATGATGTAGTTGCAAAGTTAGATAAGATACTTAAGCCACAATATCTTGGTTGGGAAGTTCCAAAGTATAATAAACAAACATCAGATAAAAAAATAATTGTATTTAATCACCGTCCTCACACATACAAAAATTATCCCTGGTTCTTAAAACAAATGGATAAGTTGTGGGAGATAAGAAAAGACTTTGAGGTGTGGGTGCCATTAGCAGAATCTAAAGAACGAGAGTATATGACAATAGATAAATACGATCGTATGGGATACTTTTCTAAACTATCTTCTTGTTATCTTGGTGTATGTGCAAAACAAAAGTATAGTGGTTGGGCTATATCTGCTACTGATGGTATGAGTGTTGGTGTACCTTACTTATTTTCTGATGATGATTATTATCACGAATTGGCTGGAGATAACGGTTTATATTATCAACAAGATAACTTTATAGAAATAGTTAATGAGTTATTAGATGATAAAACTGTAAGAGAAGATTGGTCACAAAAAGCACTTAAAAGATTTGAACTTGGTAAATGGGAAAATGCAATCACTCCATTTAACAATATGATAAATGATACAATAGAAAATTTGCCTATGTTAAAAAGTGATACAGACACTTATAAGAAAGTAGTTGATTTCATACATAGGAAAAAATCGGTAACCAAAGGAGATATTCTTCATATGCTGAATTGGGGTGTAAGAATATCCTTTAGTGGTTACAGAAATAGATTAAGAAACGAACCTACAATACGGTTCACAAAAGATAGATACGAGGTTATAGAATGAAAGAGTTAACATCAGAGCAAATCCAAAAGAATTGGGAACAGCTTAGAAACTTAATTACAAATACATTTGAGGGTGAGCGATTAGAAAAACTCAATACGATGTATGATTACTTTGAAGATAGGATGTGTCTTGCACCAGCAAGTGGTAAAGAACATTTCCATAACGCTCATGTTGGTGGGTATGTTGAACACGTACTTCACGTTGTTGATTGTGCGTTGAAGATTACAAACCTTTGGTCATCAGAGAATGCTACAATAAACTTTACAACAGAAGAAGTTATATTTGCAGCTATGCATCACGACTTAGGTAAGGTTGGTGATTTAGAAAATGATTATTATATTCCACAAGAATCAGAATGGCATAGAAAGAATCAAGGTGCTATCTTTACTCATAATCCTAAACTACAATATATGACAGTTACAGATAGGGCTATATTTTTACTCAACCATTTTGGTATCAATATGAGTGAATTAGAGTATGTTGGGTTAAGACTAACAGATGGTTTATATGAAGAGGGTAATAAATCTTATTATATGTCTTATAATAAAGATTTTTCTCTTAAATCCAATATAGCTTACATCTTACACCAAGCTGATATGATGGCTACTCATATAGAATATGATGAGTGGAAACGTGGTGAAGAAGAGGTAGAGATTAAAGTTCAAGGTAATGTAGAGAATATTAAAAAGGCAGTTACTATGAAAGAAACTTCTGAAGAACTTTCTAAAAAGTCAAAAGACCTTTTTAATGAATTGTTTGGAGATAAATAATGATACTAGAAATTATATTGGGAGTAATTATCCTTACTGAAGGATATGTAATCTGGAATCTATTTAGAAAAACTGAACTACTTGAATCTTGGGTAGAGAATTTTACCCAACGTGTACAGGCTGTTCAGAATGATTTAAAAGAAGTTGACTCAAAAGGATACTTTGAAGCCGATGATGAAGTCGGAAGTATATTTGAAAGAATTAAAGAAATAATAAATGAATTAGATAACCTCAAAGGAGATGAAATTGATGCCAAGTAAAGTAGAAGTCAAGAAAGTATTTGAAAAACCAGTTAGAACGATTATTAAGAAAAGGCGTAAAAAAAGTAAGATGTACTTTGGTACACCAGTTCAAGATGCTATCATTAAATATAATGCTTCATCTAATCCAGCTGTTAAGAATTTGATATATTCAGAAGATATTAATGCAGCTTTTAATAAGTTAGCAGAAAACTTAATTCACACGTTTAAGTTTTATTATTTTGACTACCCACTTGATGAGGTTAAACACGAGGTGGTTTCTTTTCTTATTATGAATATGCATAAGTATCAAGCAGAAAAGGGTAGAGCATTCTCTTACTTTTCTGTAGTTGGTAAAAACTATTTAATATTACATAACAATAATAATTATAAGAAGATGAAGACACACGATCCTATTAGTCGTTTAGACTATAAAAGAAATGTGTTTAGTGAAAACTCAAAGGATGATGTGGATGAGTTTAATGAAGAATTTGTAACTCAAATGTTAGACTATTGGGATAACAATTTAACTAATATATTCCGTAGACAAAAGGATATATTGGTAGCAGATTCAGTATTAGAACTTTTTAGAAAACGAAAGAATATAGAAAACTTTAATAAGAAAGCTTTATATATTATGATTCGTGAAATGACTGGTTCTAATACTCAACATATTACAAGGGTAATAAATCAGATGAAAAAATATTATGCTAATATGTTTGCAGAATTTACTGCTGATGGTAAAATAGATACATCAAATACAGGAAGTATATTTTAAAGGAAAATAAAATGGTAAAAAGAAAAGCTACAAGTAAAAAAACTACAACTAAGAAAAACAAGGTTGGAAATTGGCGTGGTATAGAAGACCACTTCTTTAATAAAGTAAGAAAAGGTTTTAAAAGAATCTTATCACCTACATATTAAAACTATGGTGATGTCAAGGTAGCTGGTGCTCCTCACGGTCTTCAACACCGTTGTCTATATATTGATATAGAGGTGGGTTCGATTCCCATCCATCACCGCTAATATGGGGCTGTAGCTCAGTTGGGAGAGCAACGCACTTGCACTGCGTAGGTCGCTGGTTCGAACCCAGTCAGCTCCACAATGACCGATTCGTCTAGTGGTTAGGACTCCAGGTTTTCATCCTGGCAACAGGAGTTCGATTCTCCTATCGGTTACAAAAGTTACAACCTGAATGTAGTCAGGGTGCCAGAGTAGCTCAGTTGGTAGAGCATCTCACTTGTAATGAGAATGTCGTAGGTTCGAATCCTATCTCTGGCTCTTATATAAACAAAAAAAGGGAAGTTTTCACTTCCCTTTTTTGTTGCCCTACATTGATTGTAGGAATGTAGAGCTATTTCGTCCTACTTTCGAAATAAACCCACCAGCACCAACAAGGCGACAAGCCCAGCGAAACCCGACTCGCCGAACCCATTAATGATGGATGTGAGGTTACCTATAACATTAACACCAAAGATGCCAGTTCCGAATATTACTTCAGACACAGCTCCGATGGCTACAAAGGATAACATTAAATGACCTAAGTCATCAATCCATCCCTTGAACGTTGTTACGATTTCCTTCATTTGGTTTTCTCCCGTTTGTTAGAAAAAAAAGGATTACTCAGTAAATTTAAGAACCGAGTAACCCTCAATAATAACTATATTGTTAAGAAATAATAAACTTCAATATATATTTATATACGAGAGTTTTTCAGTTATACTATATTTATTATTAGGTAAAAACATTTAGGTGAATTATGGCTATAGATTATGAAATCTTTGATGGTAAATCACTATCATCATTATTTAAAGACATTTACGACAATACAACATTTAATCGCAAACAATTAGAAGTGCTAACAAGAGAACTTGTGCAGTTCATCAAGGATGGTGATACTGCAGTTCAGATAGTACCTATGATTAAAGAGTATTTAGAAATAAACGTAAAGAACGATGACCAACTCGTTAAGATGGCTGGTATCGTACAAAGACTTATTTCGGCAGAAGGAAAAGCCGGTTCAGAAGATGAATTTGGGTTATCAGATGAAGAAAAAAATCAATTACTTTCTGGTATGGAAGATACTATAAAAGACATACAAATAGAATCAGATAAAATACATAATAAGATTGAAACAGTAAAAAAGGTATATTAAATGGCTTGGAAAGATAAAAAAAATGTAGATAGTACTATTGAACTTCCTACAGGTTATCCAGCATTTCCTAGAATAAGCTCGTTTGTAAAACAATTAATTAATGCCTCACAATACGATTATCACGAATCTGAAGCCTTTGAGGTTACAGAAGTAATATTAAACGAACCTGTAAATCGTGGTAGTGTACGAGGAAGTTTTATAAATAATCCAAATCAAGAAATGCTTGGTGGTATTGTTAAACCATTAATGCCTAATATACTTCAAGTACCTTTAGTTGGTGAACACGTAGTAGTTACAGAATATAATGGACAACATTATTATACAAGTATTATAAATCGTAAGGGTTCTGTTAATGAAAATTCTATACCTGGAGCAGCTGGTAATTATAAAAAAAATACTAAATTCGGTGAAAAATTTGAAAAAAAAGATGTTAAACCACTTGAAATAAGTGAAGGTTGTATTTTATTTGAAGGTAGATTTGGACAATCAATACACTTTGGATCTGATAAACAAAAACCTCAAATAAAAATAGTAGCAGGTCATAGAGGTACAACAGAAAATATAGATAAAGATGATTCATCTATACATTTATTAGGTGCGTTTGGTAATGCGGATACTGAGGATAAAAAAATACTAATAAAATCAAATGGTATATTTATAACTGGAACAAATAATATTAGATTAAATTCAGAGAAAGTTGAGTTAGGTAGTGGAGCAAACCAGTCTGTTGTTAGAGGTGATGATTTAAAAGCATTACTCGATCAGGTATTTGAAGTACAGATTATTATAAATGAAGCAACAATGGCTTTAAAAACTGCGGAAGCTTCCGCTAAATTAGCTGCGGCTGGTGGAACACCTACACAAGAAACTATAGATATAGGTAAAGAAATTGTAGAATTAAAGAAACAAAATGTAATGCTTGAAGATGCAATAGCTAATTCAACATATTTGAGTGATACAGTAAAAACAGCATAGGAGTTATTATGACTAAAAAAGACCTTGTAAAAATAATACGAGAAGTAGTTCGTAGAGAGGTACAAAAAGAAGTTGAAAAGATATTTATAAAAGAGGAAGCTTCACCCACTTTAAGTGAAGTCCTTCCAAAAATTACTAAACCAGTTACTTCACCTACGAAAAAAGAAGTAAAATATTCTAACAACTCAATGATTAATAATATTTTAAATGAAACTGCTGGATTGTCAAAATCACAAGGGGATGAATATCCAACTATGAGTGGTGGTTCATTTGATACAAATCGTATGAGTGAACTTATGGGATACGGTAAACCTGAAGAGGTTAAGAGAGATATGGTGGCTATCGATAGTTTAAAAAAGGCTGGAGTATCTTCAGAACAAGTACCAGAACATATAACAAACGCTTTAACAAGAGATTATAGTAGTTTAATGAAGGTTATGAATAAAAAGGATAAATAATGGCAAATGCAAAAGAAGTAGATTTAAATCCAAATACTTACGTTGGGTTATCTTTTCCATTACGGAGAGATAATCGTAATGATTTTGCTTTAACTAAAAATTCATTAGAACAATCTAAACATAATCTAAAAAATTTATTACTAACTCACGTGGGTGAACGGGTAGCACAACCTCAGTTTGGTAGTAGGTTAAGGGAATTAATTTTTGAACAAATAGATGATGATTTACCAATTGCAATTGAAACGGAAGTTAAACGTGCTGTTACAGCTTGGTTACCTTATATAAATTTAATAGAAATAAATACACTTACGGATGATGGTGACGCTAATAAAATTTTTGTAGAAGTACGATACTCTACTACACTAAATCCACAATCACAAGAATCAATAGTATTGGACGCATCATATACAGCTGATGTATATTAATCGGAGTTTTTAAATGGCACGTACAAGTACAAAAAAGAATGTAGTAAAATCAGTTAATTATCTTAACAAAGATTTTAGTGATTTTAGAGATAATTTAATTGAATTTGCTAAGATATACTTTCCAAATACATATAATGACTTTAATGAGTCGTCACCTGGTATGATGTTCATTGAGATGGCATCTTATGTTGGTGATGTTCTTTCATATTATGTCGATTCACAATTTAGAGAATCACTTCTTGCTTACGCAGAAGAAAAAAGAAATGTTTATAATATAGCACAATCATTTGGTTATAAACCAAAAGTATCTACACCAGCTTCTGTCGTATTTGATGTATTTCAAACCATACCTGCATTAAACAATGAACCAGATTATAGATATGCTCTTACTGTTAAAGCTGGTGCTCAAGTTAATGCAACTTCAACGGGTACAACATTTAGAACATTAGAAGATTGTAACTTTAAATTCTCTAGTTCGTATGACCCAAGAATCGTCACAGTATTTGAAACTAATAGTGGAGCACCAACTAAATTTTTATTAAAAAAGAAAGTAAAAGCTGAGAGTGGTGTTGTAACATCTGAATTATTTTCATTTGGTACAGCTGAAAAATACCCTCAAATAAAATTATC